AGTTAGCAATGATAAAATCTGAACACATAGACATCATACACAAGTCTGCAAGATTATCTCCACCTTCTGAGATAAGGAACCTGTCATCAGGGAACTCAGTAGTACACCATTCAGGATCGTCAGAAAAAACAACCACTGTGCGATTGTTATCAAAGTTTGACAGTGCAGTATCATAATATTCTTTTGTGCATGGTGGATGGTTATCTGAATTTGTTATATAATCTCCTCTACGAACATGTAATGCGATTGGATTCTTTATAGTATCCATCATCTCCTTACATGGATTGTAAATATCATTCTTGAACTCAAAATCTTCTCTTATACTATCCTCTATGTGCTCAAACCATTTTGTACTTTGAAGATATCCATAAACATTATGTCCATCAGGCATGTCGTTGAACAAATTAGGATCATAATGAAAGTGTGCTTCTTGTACATAAGGACCAGAACACACTCCAATATTAGTAAGGTTCTTTAGTTTGAATGCTTCAAATAACTGATGGTCATTCCATTCATCTTTGAAGTCACTCTGTGGTATCATAAAATCAAAACCACGATGAGCAGCAATGCCTCGTAGTCCAGCGTACTGAAACATCTGGTTACCCAGTCGTCCATGTCTTCCTAAGTGGTTGAATCCTATAGTCATGCTGAATGTTTCTTCTTCAAGTATTCAATCTCCTTTGGTAGGAGGTGTTCGTTTGATCTTTGTGTCTGGTTCTTATGTTCTCTATTAGAGATGTGATAATCCTTTAGTACCAAGGGTTCTCCATGATATTTATAGAGTCTGTAATACATATCACAGTCCATAAGCATGACTAAATCCTCATCAAAATACTCTTCCAAATCCTTACGAACTGCAAGAATAGAAGGTGAACTCAATGTATTGACACCCTCCAGCAACCTGTCGTTATATACAGGAAACTTTGGATTGTAATGACTCCTACCATCATCTATGGTATGAGCAAACCCAGTCACAGCCCATTTTACACCCTTAGTAAATGCTCTGTCAAGTTCTTCCGTTAGATTCTTAGTAAGAATAATGTCATCTGAAAACAATACCTTTAGGATATCACCATCAGCACATAGCATTGCATTATTAGTATTACTACTAATATTCCCAAGAGATGAATCATTTTTTACGTAATTGATTTCAAATAGATCAGCATATTCTTCACACGCTTTTAATATTTTATTAGATTTACTATGATCAGAGATCCAAACGTTAAAATTCTTATTAGTCTGATGCTCCAATGCAAAGAAGATATCAAAAAGATACTGCTGACACTTTGCGTTCCCATCATGGGTGGGTATACAATAACTTACCTTCATAGATCTAGCACCACTTCATAAGCATCACAGTTCTCGGAACGTAAAGCATCACGGATACTTTGATCCACACTATCATGTATGTACCATTCTTCCATAGTACACACACCATTCTTTATGTTAGTACCCACTCTATCATACCCATGCTTCTCAAATATTTTACGGTGTCCAAATATGTCACCCCATTGTCTATAAGCATCATGCTCATAGGTAATACAATTGAATGATAACTCATCCAATGGGAACTTCTTTAGCACTTCTAAGGTAACTGCTGGTGGTTCTAAATCAAATGAAAGGTAGTCTAGATGTTTAGGTAGTCCAAACTTCTCACATGCTGCAACATAATCTATTACATTAGCATCATCAACAAACAAATGTGTGTTAGGTCTTTGACCCATCCACATCTTACATAACTCCTCATCTAATTCTACAGAAAATCCTCTCCAATTATACTCCTTCTCCAGTAACCAAGTGTTGTTACCTATGAATGGTTGAGCACCACCTATCTCTATGAATGTTCCATCTCTCTTAGCATCGTTGACAACTAATGCAAAGATGTCTTGCCATACCTGAGAGTAATTCTTCTTTAGACCTGCCATCCCTTCAGGTTTTACCTTCAGAAATTCATAGTCTTTTTTTATGTAATTAGTTTGATTGGATCCGTTGAGTGGCATTGTTCACTTCCTCAATAATTTTACGGGTTAGTCTAGGTACTACATCATTCTCACCATGAAACTTCTTGGCAATCTCATAGTTCTCTTCAATAGCATCTTTCCTCCAGTCATATGCATCTGCATCTAACTTCTTAATAATTAACTCTAACTCATCAAGATCATGAAAGGTTATCATACCATCCATGTTGAACCAATCTCCTATGTTAGGACAACCATAGTATATTGGTACAGTTTTAGAAGCAAAGCAGTCTATAACTTTCTCAGTAAAATAATTTTTCTGCCTAGAATTTTCTACTGATATATGAAACTTTGATGATTCAAAGAAATCATTTCTTCTATGATGGAATGGTGGTGATTGATGTGCATAGTATTGCAGTCCATTAGATACGTCAACAGTATTCAACAATTTCATAATGTCTAGACGTAGCATATGTCCACCACTCTGACTCTTACTACTAGTAACAAACGAAACGTTATTTGTCTTACTAATTTTTAGATCATCAAAGTCTAACCAACTAGAACCCCACTCAAATAATTCTGCAGTAGGATACTTATCTAATATGGACTGTGTGAATGTGTATATTTTATCAAACTTATATGCACTTCTCAATGCACCCTCACTAACAGTAGGTAGTATTGCTAACGGTTCTGCAAGAAATAATATCTTATAGTCTGCGTCTTCATTACATGCAAGATTGTCAATGGAAATACTAACTTGTTGCTCAAACTCTAGTCCTCCGTCAACCCATGGGTTCCACCATAGGGGATAAAAATGTGCAGGTTTCATCGTATATCTTGAAAATGATAATGGAATCCAAAGGTTTCAATACCTTTATGTTCAGGACACTCAACCTCCTTAGAAAATCGAGCCGCCACACTGACGGGAGCATACACACATCCTTGTTCCGTGAAGATGTGTCTGTTGTGGCAGCATATGTTCCCGTCCTCATTATATAGTCCAGCATTCTGATGCTTATAAAATGTACCTTCGTTTACTTCCCAAGGGACGGTGACTTTGCTTGGGACATCGAGAAGTTTTTTGGAGCGTAAGGAAAATCCCCCATTGCCAACTCGTTGATTTTTTCCCCACGGGTCGAGGTATGCTGTTGGGTCGTCTCTCCACGGTGCTCCGATGTAGTCATATTGTAACCACGAACTATCCCAAAGGTGAGGTCGAATAACATAACCGTCAGGATGGATAAGAAGGCAGTGCGAGGACTGAATATGATTGCCAAGGTTATATAAACAATAAAAATTGAAATCATTGATACTTTGAATAGGATATGTTTCTTCATAAACAACCTGATCACATAAACCTTCAGGTTTTTTGCTGCCTAAAAACTTAGCAGCACCCCATTCAATAGCTTCACAAGATTTATTTATTGCGTAGACTGCATCTGGAAGGTCTAAGTCTGCCAGTATTAGTACGGTAACCTCAGGAACCTTTAGCATTTTTTACTGCACGATTGAATAGACTGTATAAGTCTAACAGATTTTGATCTAAATTCCTAGCTTTGATAAACAAATCATCATGTTCTGCAAGCATAGTCTTATTAACATCAGCATAATCATCCACCCATAGTATAGGATAATCTTTATAACATTCCTGTAGGTATGGATTCTTTTTCATTATAGGGACACGTTTCAGTAACAAGACTTCCCAGTTCCTATGACAATCAACAGCGTTTCCTTCTGGACATATCATGAACTTGTGTGCTTGTATCTGTCTACAATACTCAGGGTAATCTACTCGTGGACTTATGGTAGCAAAAGATTTATCTGCAAACATCTCTCTTATATTACCACGTTCACTTAGGTTAGTGTGCTCTGAATGATTGATGTACAATAACTTAGTTGGCTTTGGATCAGTCATCAATGCCTTATGCATTTGATCAATCCTAACATCACATGGATGTAATTTTCTTTGTACACCATAAGGAAATGGATGTACCTTACCACCAAATCCAATAGCATTTGCAGCATAAATTGCTAAGACATTGGGTGGTATGTGACTATGAATATCATCTGTAATGGGTGTGTCTTCATTACTACAGAATATAATAAACTTAGTCTGTTTGAACAATGATATCTCAGCAAGTAAATGAAGTAGATCATCTCTCTCCATCATATGATTTACTCTCTCTTGATCAAAAGGAGTACCACATTTGATAGGTCTCTTATACAATCTAATATTATCAATAAACAGAGTCATATACTCATGCCCATTCACAGTTTTTAGGAAGTGTGTA